AAATAGACAACGTTTTTTGGGAAACACTCTATTTTTCTTATTGTATTAAATTAGGACGAAGTGAAGAAGAGTTTTTTAAAAATACGACAGCAAAAGTAATTAGAATTTTAGAGATAAACAAATACGGATTAAAAAAGAAACAGCAGGTATCTTATGTTAAATCAATGAGGGACTTTTTAAGATAAGGAGGGTGGCAGAATGGCTTTTAAAGGATACAAACGGTCAATACAATTAGGGTTTGACTATAATGAGGTCAAAGAAGGTATACCAAATGTTAAAAAACAAATGGCTGTACTGAATGCAGAATTTAAAAAGTCCAGTGAGGAAGCTAAAGTAAGTGGAAAAGAGATTGACAATCTTGGGGTTAAATACGACTTTCTAAGCAACAAACTTAAGATACAAGAAAAAGAAGTTGACAACTATCGTAAGCAGCTTGAAAAAGCGCAGAGTGCACAAGGGAATAATGCTAAAGCGGTGCAGAATGCGACAACAGCCTTAGAGATAGCCGAAGCAAAATTAGGACAAACAAGGGCACAACTCGAACAAGTGACAAAGGAACTTGAAAAAAATAAAACCGTTCTTGGAAAAACATCGGAAGAATGGAAAACTCTCGGAGATAAAACTCATGAAATAGGGCAGTCAATGACCACAAAGCTAACACTTCCTATATTAGCAGCCGCCGCGGCAAGTTTTAAGTTAGGGGCGGACATGGAAGATGCCCTCGGAAAAGTGGGAGTGGTATTTAAGGGCTCCGAAAAAGACGTTGAGCAATGGGCAAGCACATCACTTAAAAGTTTCGGACTTGCTAAAGGCACAGCACTTGAAATGGTGGGTTTTTTCGGTGGAATGGCCAATAGCATGGGATTAACAGCAGAAAAGTCTTTAGATATGTCTAAGAGTTTGACAGAGTTAACGATGGACTTAGCTACATTTTCGAATGCAAAAGTTGACGTTGTAAATACAGCACTTACAAGCGTTTTTACAGGCGAAACAGAAAGCCTAAAAAGGCTTGGTATAGTAATGACACAAACAAACTTACAACAATTTGCATACAGCAATGGTCTAAGAAAGAAAATAAGCGACATGACAGAGGCCGAAAAGGTTGAACTAAGATATATGTATGTTATGGAAAAAACAGCCGAAGCACAGGGAAACTTTAAGAGGGAGCAAGATGGAGCGACCGCACAAATGGAGATATTCAAGCAAGGCGTTAAAGAACTCGGCGAAAGCTTTTCTGAGCATATATTGCCAATTTTCACACCTGTAATAAAAATGGTAAATGACATGATTGCTAAGTTTTCAAACTTAAGCGATGGAACAAAAAAGTTTATTGTAACCATTGCCGGTGTAGTGGCTATAGCAGGACCTATATTGCTAGTGTTAAGCAGTGTGTTTAAAGCTATATCAAACATAAACAACGGAATAGCCGCAATACCTAATATTGTAGGAAACGTAGGGAAAGTAGGTAAGGCATTTAGCGGACTACTGGACAGTACTGCATTTTTTGGTATGGCAAAATGGGCACTAATCATCATTGGAGTGGCATTGGCAATAGGATTCCTTATAAAACAAATAAATATATTAATCGGAAGAGGAAAAATGGCAGAAGAAAGTCTGCCTGAAATACCTGGAATACAAGGTATGCCAGGGGCAATGCAGGGAGCGAGTGCTAGAGGTTATTCAGTAGGACAGAGATATGTTGACGGAAGCCACTTAAATGGTCTTGATTATGTTCCTTACGATGGGTATATAGCTGAATTACACAAAGGTGAAAAAGTTGTAACCGCGGAGCAAAATAACACAAATAGCGGAAAAGGCGACACATTTATTATCCAAGTCAATATGGATGAAGTTGACGAAGTTAGCAAACTTGTAAAGGTAGTTAATGACCTCAAAATGACAAAGAGAGCGGGGTTCGCAAATGGCTAATCACACTATTACATTACCAATCATAAAGAGCAGTAATGATTTTGGATACAGAGCGCTTACCGATGTCTACTGGGATACTTATTACAATAGATTGGAATATGTATTTACATATAGAATGGGGCTTGCTTGGGATGAAAGTCAGGTGCCAAAAGGAAAAGAAATCAAAAACGCTACACTGCACTATTACACAACACACGGACATAGCAAACCTATATCTTACAAATACTCAAGCTTTAATGAGGGTTCTTCAATACCAAGCCACGAACCAAGCGACGGAGTTAAAGCAGGCGGTGCAAGTTCGGGCTGGGGTGAAATAGATTTAGGAAAACCAAAAGGGAACTCTGTTATATTATACGCTGCACTTGGACCTGCTAAATTATATTTTTATGACGGTGTAAGGGAGGACTATGTTAACGGAGCAGAAGCATGGAAGATTTATTCCCACAGAAACGCAACAAACCAACCATATGTTGTTATAACTTACGGAGATGTGCCTCCAGAGTTGCCAACGTCTTTATATCCAAACGGAGCAATTGTAAGCAATAGAGATGTAATAAGATTTTCTTGGGTGCACAATAGCTTAGCAGGTGTTTTGCAGAAAGGTTTTGAATTACAGTACTCTCTAAATAGCGGCGGTACATGGACGACAGTGTCACAAGTAACTACTAATCAATACTATGATATGCCAGCTAATACCTTGCCAACAAGCGGTACCGTTACATGGAGAGTAAGGACAACGGATGCAAACGACGAAACATCGGAATTTACAACCGCAAACTTTACGATAGGAATTCCTCCACAAAAGGCACCGGTACCAATTTCACCAATTTCACAATATGCAGACGAAAAACTTCCAATCAGATTCGAATGGATATTTTCCGGTGGTTCAGCGAGTGATACTCAATCTAAAGTAGACCTACAATACTCAACAGATGGTGGAAGCACATGGATAACGGTAACAAGGAGCATTACAGATAAT